GCGCCCATCGTATGCCCTACTCGTTGTTTGTACGAGGTAGCAACAAACTCTTCAAGACTACGCTCTAGCGCCGCTTTTTCTGCCTTATTGTTGACTGCGGTGCCTGTGCCGTGAGTCTTTACCACTGTTATATCTTCCTTACGTACCTCCGCTATATGTAAGGAACCTTCAATGGCTTTGGAGTACCCCTCGCCATCGGGGCGTTGCCCAAGTGGGTTTGTGTTGTCTTCGGCAGATGTATACGCCCCAAGAAACCTAGCTTCGGGGTTATCCAATCCCGCGTGGTCTTTTTCAAATATACATAGTGTAGCGCCTTGCCCCAAGAAAAACCCTTGGTTGGTGCTATCAAAGGCAGAAGGCCGTATTTGATCTTCATCTTTGTGCTGCAGGCTAGCCCCAGCTTCTCCAAAAAACTCTAGCGTAAGGTTGTTAACGGCGTCTTCTCCACTGAGCACAATAACACGGTCAAACCCAAAGTTGTTCATCAAGTTTTGAACGTCCATCATAACTTTTAGGCTAGAGGCACAGGCGCTAGCGTCCGTAGATACATGATCGTGCACGTGAAACATGCTGGCGATACGCCCTGCGTATATGTTTGTTAGCACGATAAACGGAACTTTGACTTTGTAGTGCAGCTCGGCGTCGGGGTTTTTGTCGTACCTGTTACTGTTGCTCATCCAGCCTTGATTACCCGCAGCAAATATAAAAGCGGTTTTACCCTTTACAGGGTTATCTTTAACGTAAGCCAACGCTTCAGGAGTAACTACAGTTTCTAGTAACGTGTGAGGAGGGTACTTTAACCCAGACTTAGCGCGTCTAAACGTAGCTGGTATAATATGTGCGTGCTGCGGGAATGCTATATCAGATACAAGTGTTGTATCAGTGGTCGAAGTGCTAAAGAATTTAGATAAATATATCATGCGACAGACTCCATAGCAGCTTCTACAGAATCAAAGTCTTTGTTTTTGTTCTCCAACATATAGTCTCGTACTTCGCGTAGGGAGCCTACAGGAATGTTGAAGTCTTCTGTTTCTGGTATGCCGTATATGTCAGATATGAGCACCAGAGTGAGAGTTACGTCTAGGCTATCTAGCCCAATGTCTTCTTCTTTAAGGGAAATATCTAGCGTTGTGGGTTTTGTGTAGTCGTCTAAGTGAAGTTTAGTTTCGCGGACGCAAGCGTCGAATAGTTCTATAAAGTCCATTTTTGCACCTATCTGTTAAGGGTGCTTTAACTATACGTTACTTACGAACGAGATGTCTATAGACGCAGATGGTATCCCGGGGTGTGGAGAACTAGCTGCTGCTGTGTGTAGGTTTAGTTGTGTGTCGCCCGTAGCCCAGTATACTTCTATATAATCATTTGCGGTTAACGATACAGTAAAGCCCCAGTGCACAACGTAATCATCATTGCCTTTTACATCAAACTTATGCGCCGAATACGCTATAGGACTGCCGTTCTTTTGCTCCCAGACAGTAACAGGCGTCTCGCTAGAGTTGTTGTGTTCTAACTGCAACGTAACATCAAACTTGTAAACTCCAGAGTTCTGTACGTTTATCCTGCTATTGTTGGATAGGGTGACCGTGCTGGTGTATGAGGTGTTGTTAAACGTAACTGCATAGCCTGTGTTAACTACTGATGCAGTTTGGTCTTGCGTACTATAGAACGCTGCGCAAGGGTTATACAGGAACTTCCCACCCACATCGGTACCAAGTAAGGTGTTTACCACGTTGGTAAGACGGTTGAAGAACAAGCGCAGCACGCTGTTACTTTGGTCTATGTAAGGTCGTTCGTAGACTTCAGGCGCAAGTGGTAATGCGGGTGGGACTACCCTGTCGATCTCGTTAGCCATTACCGTCTCCCGTCAGGACGCATGTCAATACGCGGCGCACCAAGCTGCCATGTAACACCTTCTCCATCGGACTCTACTTTTATCGCAAGCTGCCTACCGCGTACACGCGTGTATATCTGCCCTGTGTATTCTTCTACAGGTAACACAGCAGTGCGTGTAATTGCACGAGAGTTACTGCCCCCTTGAGACGTGGGGCTGTTGTATCCCGAGCCAGAGTTAGCCAGTGGTAATAGCGTCATAGTTGCACTCGGTGAGCCTGTCGTAGACCCGTCGAACCGTATGTCAGGTAGTATGCGCCAGATAAAGGCAAACTGATGCCCATCTTCTAAGTCAAACTCCGCGGAAGCTACGTAAGCGTGTATAGGAGCCGTAGTTGCGTTTTCGTTATCATCTACGCCTTCTTCGTGGTTCACAAGGTTGTAAGAGTATGTAGCAGCAAGTGGGTTCCCGCGCAGTCCTGAGTCAAGCCATGCAGTACGAGCCATAGTGCCGTAATACCAAATGTCTTCTAGGTAGTTGTATACTACATAACGGTCTATATTTGTTTGATCTGTAGAACAGTAGAACCACCACACTTCGTGGTAAGACTCGTTAGTCCCTGCAAATACTTGATCGTATTGTTGGTCGTTGAAGTCGTTAAAAATAAACTTGCGTAAGTCGCAGCGTAGCGGTTGCGTGCGTCCATCGTATTTGTAGAACTTGTCTTTGCCCATCCAGTAGGCCACGCCGTTTGCGTATGCTACGCAGTTCTGTGATGCTGTGGAAATGTTTTCCCCCACAAGCTGCGCTGACCAGACTACGGGAGCGCCCACATACTGCATGGAGTAGAGCGCCGCGTCAGTCCAGACCAGCACCTCTTGTCGAGCTTGTTTAGAAGCTATAATCTCGGTGCCACGAGATAACGTAAGGAACCCAGCCTGTGACGTAACAGAGGGTGTCCAATCTACGACGCTACCTTGATCTGACCAACGTACAAGCATAGGGTTAACCGTAGCCGCCCCAAACTCATTTGCACCAAAAGCAAACACAAAACGGTTGATGTCTGATATTTCTATGAGCTTCTGACTGGTAGGTACGTTGCTTGCGCCGCCAAGGGTTGATAACTCTACCCCACGAGACGTTAGTCCGCTAGTTGCATCCCAATAGTATATTGGTCCGTTTCGAGGTCCAAACACAAGGTCTTCGCCAAAGTTAGATTGACTCCACAAGCGGATACTTTCAGTAGACGTACTGCCCACGCCCCACGTACCTGAACCCCACGAAGAAGCGCCCCAACCCGTCAAGGGGATAGCAAAGGCTGTACCGATGTTAATTTGGTACGCAGCGGTTACTGTACCACCACCTGTCGCACTAGAAGAAGCCGCTGATCCTGCGTCTATTGTGTATTCGTTGGCTGTAGTAGTTAACGTGATCTGATACTCGCCGTTAAGTGTAAGCCCACCCACTGCACTAGCGCCGCTGTATGTTACGAAGTCTCCATCTACAAAGCCACCAGCCGCATCTGTTACGACCACAATAGGAGAACCAGAAGTTGTTTCAAACGGGTCAGTCAACGTCACTGTAGCACGTAATGGGGTTATATCATTGTATGCCCCGCCGTTCTCTATGTAATATTTAAGGTTCGTGCCAACAGCGATAAGGTTCTGACTACCTAATGTAACCCAATTCCATAGTGACCTGCACACCCCTTGAAACGTGGTAGCAGATATACGCTGCCAACCGCCTATTTTCTCGGGTGTACCCTGCCTAAAACGTATTTTATCGCACTCGTACCAGCCACCTTCGCTCGTATAACGTGTGTTTTCGCGGTTCACACCAGACTTTAAAAGTAGCTTCTTTAAGGGCATCAGAGGTCTCCATTTACTAAGGTACTACACTATACCAACAGTTTAGTCCATTAGCTCAAAGTGTGGACCGTCGATAAAAGGGCGTTTTCCTTGGCTGCGGCGCAAGTCTACATAGGCGTTATAAGCATCTTCCATCGTGCCATCCCACTCACGGATGTCATTTATATGCCAAGCAGCACCCCACCGCACAGGAACACCCACGTCGATAGCGGCCTGCTTCACAGCGTCTGCGATGTCGTCGTACAGTTTTATTTCCCACGATCCACGCGATCCAACATAGGCCATAAGGTCGAGAGCGCGGCCCTCAATATGCTTGGATTTCATCGTCTTCGACGCGCCTTTGTTGTAAAGCTCGCGTTGTTCTCCGATGGTTCTTAGCCCGCAGATCACGCCAAAATCAGTTTTTGTGTGGCTTATGGCGGCTTTTGCAACGGCGACTAAACGCGTATCTACGCCTTCCATCTTGTCCAAACTACGTTGTGATAATTTAAAAGTCATTCCATTCCGCCTTTCATGTCCATGATCCCATTGTGGTCACGGTTAATATATTTCAAATCGTTTTCGATCAGAGC